CTACTCATGCTGGTGCCGATCCTCCGCGGTCTCTCCGTGCTTGTCGAAAATGCGGAAGACCAGATAATGGAGCGTCAGAAGGCGTCACGGCCAACGGAATAGCGCCAGCACTTTCTCGTTGGCCTCCCACGAAAGTCTCCAGTTGCGCCTGGCGTAGATATCGGCGATCTTAAAGTCTCCGATATGCGCCAGCGCTTCGTCGACTGTTGCCTTTTCAACGCCGAGGTCGCGGGCCAGAGTCCCCCAAGTATGCCTTGCCGAGTAGAATGAAAACGGCTCGACACCGATGGATTCCGCGAGACTATGGAGGCCTTTGTTGATCATCACTGTTGCCGAACTCTCGGAGCCCCAGCGATGCAATACTCCCAACCACCATTCGGGATGCTCCTGCTTGTCGCTCAGCTGTTCTACAAGTGGCGCCATTTGTTTCGGTAGCAAGACTATCACCTCAGCATTGTCGGGGCGCTTGTCGCGGGTTTTACGGCGATTGTAGCGCCAGTAATCCTCCGGCGATTCTTTTACTTCGAGCAGATCTGCGAGATTCGCGCCCATAGTACAGAAGGAAACCAGGAACGCCGCCCTTGCTATTTTTTCAATATAAGTTACCGGCTGCGCATCGATAATCTTCTGCACAACCTCAACCTCGAGAGGGCGTTGGCCTTTACTTGGAGGATACGATTTCTTGATGTTGTCGAAGGGACTGCGTGGTATCAGGATCTGTCCGCTATCCTCGTCGTTGTATCTGTATTTAGCGGCGGCATGGATGTGTGCCAATTTGGAGACATACATGCTCGACGCTCCATTGGCCACCTTGTGCCGGCTTGTTGTGACGACCCTTCCGTCGGGGCAAATATGAATGGCCGGCTGAGCTTCATACCAGTCGATAAAGTCCAGGATCATCTTGCGTGTGATCTCATTGATATCACAGGTTTCTTTGCCAAGAAAACGACCAAAGGCATTGAGCGCAGTTTCGTAAGATCTGCGCGTCTGGGGCTTTTTGATATTGAGGTATTTGTTGGCAAAAGCAAAGAAGTCGAGAGTCCACTTCTCGGCCGTCAACGCATTGCGAATATGCGCGATAATATCGTCCACATTCCAGGAGTCCACAATGAAAGGGGAGAGGTCTCTGCATGCCGTCCGCATCTGGGAGATAAGCTCGTTAGCCTTGTCGGTAACGGCCGCACTCTTAATCCTACCGGACCTTGTAAGCTCAGCATCCGTGCAGACCAGGTTGGTGCGGAGCTGGCGGCTCCGGCGCTTGAAGGTGACGCGGATTTTGACCGGCCAAGTGCCGTCTCTGCGTCTGCCATTCCTGTTGACGACTGGCTTAAAGGTGATCATTGTTGTTGGTTGGGCGAGACAAATATACAACAATTTTTGTGAAACAATCGTGCAACATCTGCAAATACGTTTGTCGATACATGATTGTCAAACATGGAGAGAAATGGCCCTGCGGGCGCTCAAAAAGGCCTTTTGGCTATGTCTGGAAAGGGATGGTTGAGTTTTAGGTTAAAATAGAAATGGCCGCCCCGAATAGGACGGCCTTTTCTTTATATGCCAGCGCATTGTGGCGACTTTCGGCTTAGATTGCACCGTTTTTTGTAAAACTATTGTGCAACATCTGCAAAAAACCCAGCGATGCCGCGCTGGGTCATTTCGGAGGTAACTCGATGCGTTGGAAAGAGAGCCGGAGTCGTGAGAGCCCCAGCTCTCGCCCTTTACCAACAAACATGAACCTACGGCCATGCTGTCGTCTGCAAAGATAGCAAATTCTTTGACTCGTACAACAACCTGGACATGGCGATTATTCCTCCGGCGGTTTCTGTTTTTCGGGGAAGAGCTTCCTCCATGCCGGCCAAGCCATAACGCCCAGAAAGAAGATACTGGCGGCCACTACATATTGGCGGTAGTAGATGCAATAACCTATGCCGCCGATAACTGCAACCGGATATGCGACGATGCAGATGAGTTTGAGGATGTTTTTCAGATCTTTCATAGCTATTTGATTTAAGCGATTGTCCAGTCTATTCGCAAAATGTCGTACCAAGTAGGTATATAGCTGGTCGCTATATAAGCCTCTTGCATTGGGCTCCATTCCATCAGGAGAACCTGGTCGATAAAGCGAATATCCCCTCGGTCTTTCAGAAAAGCCTTTGCTTCTTCGGGCAAACTTGTCATCTTCGGAATAATTGCCTTGTCGACAACTGTGGGCACGTGCATAACGATAAAGCCGCGATTGATAGACAAGGTTGCATTGGTCAGGCGCTTGCCCTCTCGCAATGCTGGTAATACTTCTTCAAATTTCATTGTCTTATAAGTTTTAAGATTGGTTTGCGGAACATCCACAGCCCTGCGGCCGCAAGCAGCCCCAGGAGCCACGGGAAGGCGGCGATTTTCAACGATTGCCACCACGACAGAGGTTTGGGCACCTCAACGGTCTTCTCGACAATTTGGGCCGTTTCTGTCGTTTTTACAGTGTTGGCAATGTGGAAGTAGATGGGCACTATCGCCGGCAGCGTCTGGTCGTGCCGGTTGGCGAGGTCGTGGTGCAGCTGCCCGTCCTTCGTGACGTAGGCGTTGCTCACCGCGACGGATGTCTCCAGATGCGAGGCGTCGTCGATGTTGACGATAGCCTGGTTCTTCTCAAGAGGAATGGGTACCTGGACGAGGGAGTCGCGCACAGTCTCCTTGATGATCGTCGTGTCGCGGTACTCCACCTGGATCTTCTCGACGATCTTCGGAGAGCAGCTGCTGAGTAGCATGGCGGCGACGAGCAGTAGAAGACAGGCGCCGGTGAACAGGAGCATCCGACTGTATGGTGCGGGGTCCGGTCTGAAGTCGTTATTCATAGTAGTCCCAGATTACTCCTTGAGGTAAGGTTGCGTCATTGTCGAGATGAATGAAGGTCTTGCCGATACCGATGCGGCGTATGCCGCAGGCAAAGGCGGCAGTCACGATCTTATAGCGGTTCTGGCTTGTGTTGCATCGGATATCCATGGCCAGCCCCTTTGTATGGGCACTGTTGCCGTTACGTCCATGCATAAGCTCCCAGCTCTTCGACCGGTAGGCGCAGTTAACGACAAGAGGGATGCCGGCAGCCGCCCGCACCCTGTCCATAAGGTCGAGGAAGGCGGCGTCCATCTGACTGATGCTGCAGGACGGGTTGCAGCGAAGGAACTCTGCGTCCTTGAAATATTTACTCATCCTTGCTGTCAGTCTTCATACGAGCGCGAGTGATGCTGCCGTCGACGTATTCCTTGACCCCAAGGCCGGTGGCCGCCAGCGTCAGGAACTGGCCGACGGCGATGAGCACCGAGTTGTCGATGATCCCTGTCGGCGGAAGGAACAGGCCAAGGAAAGTCAGCGTGACCCCCACCACGAATGAGACGACGCTCACCGCTACAATTACACTATCCTTAATACCGCTTTTCATGGTCGTTTAGTTTTCAGGCTCTTCGGGAATGTGGACGGGCGCCTCCTCCTCTTCCGCCTCGATCTCCGCCCGCAGTTCTGCGATCAGAACCTCGTTGTCATTATATTCCTGGCGTGCGGCCTCGTATTCCTCGAGATCTGAGGGATAGGTCTCGGCAAAGTTGAGGCCCAGCTTGGTGCATTTAGAGGCGTGAGCGTCGCTCTTCGCCATGATCATCTGGAGCTCAAGCTGCCTGGACTCCAGTCTTCCGAGTTGTGCGATTTTTTCCATTTCGATGTAGTTTGAAGTGATATTTCCTTATTAACAATTCATTGTGAGTATAGCCAGGGTTGGCCTGGAAGCAGAGGCGATCATCATTGAAGTGGCAGTAGCGCAGCCACCTCTCGCTCACGACGTCGTCCACCAGGTGGCGGATGATGTTGTAGGCGCGGTGGTGCTTCATCAGACCGAGATAGCTGTTGATGCTGGCCAGAAAATGCTCCAGCTTGCGAGGGCCGACGCAGCGGTTCCATTGCCGGATGGTCCTCTCGGCATTGCGGACCACGCGGTTGCCGATATAGGTACGACCAGGCTTGAACCATACGCCGATGAAGTCGCCGCCCTTGGAGAAATGCTGACACGAGCGCTTGCGCGGGTGCATCTCATAGCTATACTGCTCCTTGAGCATCCTTTCGCTGAGTGCGATGTGCGCAAGACCGGCCTCCTTATTGGCGACCACCCACCTCATGTCGTCGACGAAGCGGACGTAGCGCAGGCCGCAGGTGTCGACCTGGAAGTGGTCGAAGCCGTTGAGGTCGTAGTTTTTCTCGACTTGCCAATACTGGTTCCCGAGGCATGCGCCCTTGCCTGGCCTGGAGTTGAAGATGACCGACTTGCCGTCCTTGATGATGGACTGCCAGTCATGGCGGGGACTCCGCAGGTGGACGTTCTCTTCGGGATACGAGTAGTTGACGCGCATCAGGATATAGAGCAGATCGTCGCGGAGCTCGCCTTCAGGAAAGCTTCTCTCGATGAGCGACCGGTAGTGCTCGTAACTACGGTCCAAGTCACTGGACGGGAAGTAGGCGCGGATATCGCGGCCTATCACCCAGCAGTCCCTGGTGTAGTTCTGCGATACCTCCCTGATATCGTCCATCAGCTGTCTGACGGCCCTGTCCGGACCGTAGCCGATACGGTTGTTGAAAGTGCGGTCGGTAAGCTCGGCCTCAACGAGAGGCCTGACGTTGATGTCGAAGTAATACTGCAGGATCTTGCCCTGCATGAGGCATGCGATAACCTCCCTCGGCCGAGGCCTGGGGGCTATGAAGGCATAAAGAAAAGGAACAAGGGAGTGGTCGACATAATCCCTCTCGAGGCGCTTCAGGTCGCGCTCCCAGTGCAGCTCGAACAGTATACTGTCCGTGCTGCGGCGTTTGTTGGAGCGGCAGCCGAGGTAGGCGTTGATGAGGGTTATCGTATCCATTTCTTTTTAGAATAATTCGTGACGGGGAGCGCCAGGTTCGTGTTGTACATATTGTTGTTGTTCATGTAGCCGTTGGTGCCGTTGCTGTACCAGGCGTTGTTGGCGTTGTAACGGGAAGACGACCAGACGTTGGAACCATGCGCTTTGAGGCCCTTGTCGGTTTAGCTGGCAGGATCACTGCCAGCAGGGCCCCCTTTATTCTTTGAGAGACTGTCTGTATCACCCTTTGGTGCAGATCGTGCCCTTGTTCCACGCAGTATGCTGTTCTTCCACTTGGTTGCGCCCTCATCGAGAGCTGCCACGCGGTTGAATATCTCGAGCTTCATCTGGTCCGGCGTCATGGGTTCGTACTTGGGCTGGATCCGGATGGCGTTGACCTCGGCGATGATACGCATGAGATCCAGGAGGACCGCGATATCACCCCACATCTTCTTGAGGTAATAGATGCGTTCATCCTCGAAGTCGTGCGCTATCTGGAAGTCGCGGATGACGTCGAGCAGCGCGTCGATAGCACGGGCGCAATAGCGGCGCCTATCCACGGCGGTCATCATAAGCTCTGCCCTGAGCAGAAGGTCGAGCAGCTTCGAGGCGTCAACCTTGATGCTGGGCACGGCCCTCTCTCCAGGGTAGGGCTTCAGATCTCTATATTCGCTATGTGACATATCGAATAAGGCGGGCCGCCGGAGCGGCCTCGCCAAGGATTAAGTTTTAAGAGTTCGCTTCGCGAACGTCTAAAAGCGTGACGGGGAGCGCCAGGTACGTGTAGTACATAGCGGTGTAGTTCATGTAGCCGCTGGTGCCGTAGCTGTACCAGGCGCTGGTGGCGTTGCAACGGGAAGACGACCAGACGTGGGAACCATTGCTGATGGCGGTACCGCCGATAGCGTATAGCGCCTTGTTGACAGCATCCGCATTGCGGTTGTTTACGGCGTTATACTTGATGCCGAACATGATGCTCTGCATGATGTCGGCACTCGGCAGATGCCACTTGCCACGGTTGAGCAGCTCGTGGTTATAGGTCACGGCGGCGCAGTAGTCAGCAGCGGGGAAGGCCACGATGCTGGTACCGTCCTGCTTGGTGAAGGTCTTGCCGGCCATGATGTAGGTGTTCTTCAGGCCGTCGTCCACACGGTTGATATTGCCGATCTGGCCGTAGACCGTCGGGCGCATAGGGATGAAGGTGGCCATGTACTTGAGCCAGCCGGCCTCGCCCTCGCCGTAAATGGCACGGAGTGCGGCGCAGTGGTCGTCATAGGTGCTTCCGGTCTTGCGATACTCGCTATGTCCAAGGTATCCTGGTTTACAGATGGGATATCCCCTCTTGGGGCTGGTGACGTCTGCCGTCGGGTTGTAGTCGGCATTGTCGAGATCTGCGGCAAAGTAGGTGATGGCCCTCTGCCAGCTGCTGATGCAGCCCGCGCCGGAGCGCTGGCCGTTGTAGCGTATCATCGCAGACGATGATGCGATGTCCGGCAGGAGGTTGGCCGTCAGCGTCCATCCGCCGGCACCGCTATTGCTGGCCTGACGGTAGTCCGTGAAGAGGAAAGACAGAGTGATGTTGCCGTCACTGTCGGCGTCCGCCCTCCAGTTCTGGGTAGTGAACGGAGCGTTCGCCTGAAAGTATTCATTGAGCTGCTCAACAAGATCTGCAGCCGTCGATGCATTGTAGGAGATGGTATACTCAGTATACGTTCCCCAGGCGCCGGACTGGTTGACCTTAAGCTTGCCGGTACGGTCGGTACCGTCGAGGGTATAGCCGGTGAGCTTAAAGGAGTAGATCGCAGACCATGCCTTGCTGGCGTTGTTCTTGTGAGCGATCGCGATCTTGCCGCGGAAGTCGGGATGGTCGATGCCTATGGCCACCACGCCGACAACGGTATAGTTGCCCATGAATGACGATGAGCTGTAGGTGTCGGGTGCAATGAAGTGCAGCGCCGAGTTGCCGTCCAGGACGGCGATGGCACCGGTGCAGGCCTGCTGCAGTCCGACCACGACGTTGCGTCCGTCAAATTTCACGGCATTGCTCGCGCCGATGAATGATACCTGGCTTTCGAATGCGCTCTTGGCATCTGCGGCGTATGCCGCTTCGGTTTCATAGTATTTTATCATGGCTGTAGTAGATTAAGCGTTGATCCAGTGTGCGACGTCAGAGGTGCCGATGGCATAATAGAGGCCACCGCTTGCGGCGTCGAGGTTGATGTATATCTGCCCAGGGAAGGCGGGGATGCCGTCCCACGGAAGACCTTCGGGAAGGTTGTCCGGAATGGTTGCAGCTGCCGGCACGCCATGACCGCGAAGCACCAGAGGATAGAGGCAGGTGGTCAGCTCGGTGACGTCGAGGCTGCCGGCCGTGGCAGCACCCAGCTTGCCGGCGCTCTTCTCGATAGCCAGGATCCTCTCTTCGAGGTTGGCGAAGGCTTCGGCGATGGTGCGCTTGGCGTAGATGTCGAGCAGCTGTGACGTAAGGTTGGCGAGGGCGCCATACTTGACGGCGATGACATTGAGGTCGGTTACGCCAGGCTTGTAAGAGACGACGCACTTGCAGCTCTGCGGGATGTTGGCCACATAGTAGCCGCTGTCGGGGATCTTGACGAAACGGTCTTCGTTGTTAGGCAGGTAGCGAGTCTCGGTGTAGGTCTCCTGGATGTAGACCGGATAGCCGGTGTTGGTGGTAGTCTCGTCTGAGGTGACGACCTCCTGACCGGTCTCGGGGTCGATGACCACTACATAGTAGAGGGGCTCGTTGTTGCCGTTCTTCTTCTGGACGGTGCGGATGCGCTCGAGCTGCTCGTAGATGGCGATCACTGAGATATCGAGTGCAGCATGGTCGTTGTCGCTCGGGTTGTAGCCGGTCTTGATGAGAAGCTCGGTGCAGGCGTCGACGTCGAAGGGGGCGCTGATGTTGAAGTTCGCGTTCGCAGCTGCCGCCCTGGTAGAGCATTTGACATACTTGCCGGTCTCTCCGGCAGTGAGGACGATGGTCTGCGCCTCAGAGCTGAAGCCGAGGGTGCGCTTCAACGCTTCGAGGTTATCTGTGAAGCTGTAGTTCTCCGGAGTGCCGGAGGTGAGATCCCACTTGTCGGTGTTGATCAGGGACACCTCGCCGCTCACCAGCTGCGCCGGAGGGTAGCCGGTCAGTGGAGATTCCACCGTGCCGACCTTGGCGCGGAAGGTCATGCCGTAAAGGATGACCTCGTTTGCCTTGAAGTAGTCTGCGGTGTTGTCATAGGCACCTCTCATGACAGGGAGGCTGCCGAGAATGATTGTACTTGTTGCCATAGTATTGTTGTTTGATAAGATTCGTTATGCCGGTTGAAGTTCGAAGGCCACCAGTCCGGTGACGGGATCCAGCTCAGCGGACTCGATGTTGGTCGCTGCGCCGGTGATGGCTGAGAAGACGCCCGTCTCTTCGTCATCCCACTCGATGGCGAGGATGCAGTTGCCGATGGAGTTGTTGGCAGTGGCGGCGGCCGATAGAGCCGCTGCTGCCGCATCATTGGCGGCCTGCGCCTTCTGGGCCGCAAGGGCTGCCTCATCGTTTGCGAGCTGTGCCTTCTCGGCAGCCAGCAGCGCCTTTGCGTCGGCCAGCTCCGCAGCCGCATTGGCGGCGGCGATAGCGACAGAGAAGTCCTGCTCCCTTTGGTTTTCGGCTGCGACGCGAGCTGCCTCCGCCTGTTCGCGAGCTGCCTCCGCCAAGTTGGCCAGCCTGGTGGCTTCTGCTGCAGCTTCCGTTGCCGCATTGGCCAGCCTGGTGGCCTCCTCGGTGGCCGCCCTTGCCAGATCTGTCAGCCTCTTCGCCTCGAGAGCTGCGGCTGCCGCATCGGCAGCGGCCTGGACAGCTGTATTGTACTGCTGCACGAACTCTTCCTCCGTGCCTTCGTATCCATGAAGCACGGCGAGCTGGTAAAGGCTCAGTCCTGCCTCAGATGCCTTCTGCCACGTCGTCGGGTCCGTTCCAGGAGTGACGCCTATCGTGGCTTTCAGCGAGATATAGCCGCAGCCGTCACCGCCGGAGTCGTGACTGTTGAGGACGTATGTCAGCCTCTCATAGCTGCGGGTCGGATTGTAGACGCCACCAGAAGTGATGGCCACTTTTCCAAGGTCAATCTTGCTCATAGTCGTATGCTTTTATACTGTGATTGTCAAATGTCCGTCTGCTTCGAGCTCGAAGCGATTTGTCTCGAGTGCGGTGTCCATGATCAGGTGCATGGCCGCATCAACGGCGAAGGTCGGATAGAGGATGCTGCCGTCATCGCCCTTCGGACCCCTTGCCGGAGTGCCGGTGTCGACGTATTCGCGGAGATCATCGTCCCACTCGTACCAGTTGCCGTTGAGTCCGATATATGGCGACTTGCCACGGGCCTGGACGCCGGTGTCGACATAGCCGCCCTGATTCTCGTCGTACTGATACCAGTTGCCGTTGAGTCCGATGTATGGGATATAGCCGGCAGCCTGGACGCCGGTGTCGACGTATTCGTTCTGGGCTTCATCCCATTGGTACCAGTGGTTATTCTCGCCGATGTATGGCACATGCGCTGCCGCCTCGCGAGCTGCAGCTGCTGCATCAAGGGCTGCTTGGATCGCGCCGGCAAGGATGCTGCTGTCGACGTCACTCACGTCGATATCCACATCGACCTCTTCCTCGGCAATGGTGGTACCGTCACTGCGGGTCTGGTCGGTGCTGGCCACGAAGGTGAAGGCCGGCTTGTCGTATGTCGACTGCTGGCCGGCATAGAGGCAGGTGACGACAACCTTCTGCATGCCGAGGTATTGTTGCTGTTCCGCCCCATAGCGGCAGTGCAGGATAGTGTCATCTTCGCCGTCAACCTCAACGCTGCAGGGACCGGCGATGACCCGCTGCGCATCGGAGTAGATAAACGCCTTGATCTGGTCAAGGTCCGGCCAGCTGATCTTCGTCCCGTTGTCAGTGAGGGTGACATCGAGAGTGACGGTCGTCTGGCGCCGTATGGGTTTCAGTTGTATCTGCGTCATGGCGGTGTGTGTTTATTCGGGTTGTGTTATGAAGTCCGAGAGAGGTTCCTCCCAGCCGGCAAGGAATGGATTATCCTTAAGGAGCTGCAGCCAGCTTTCAAAGCTGATAGGCTTGACAGCGATATCCTTTTCCTCTTTTTCCAATTCAGCCAGAAGAGGTACTATCTTCGGCATATTGGCCTCGATGGCGGCCTTGTATTCCTCCGGAGTCATGCCCTTTTGCGACACCTCGTATTCGCGGGCTTTGGCCAGCAGATCCTTATCTTCCCACATATCGGACACAAGTCCGTTTCGGGCATCCTCGAAGTCTCTACCAAGGCGCACAAGGTCACGGCGGAGTCGATAGGTGCTCATGGCTTCCACATTATTAAGGGCCGCGTACTTGAGAGAACTCATGCCGGCGGCGAGAAGGCTGGTGATTTGTCTGTTTGTTAGTTTCATATCGTTCGTATTATGCAGGTTCGGGTGTAAGTGGTGATACGGCAAAAGGAGCAATCTCGTTGTTGTTTCCGAACTTGCCCCAGATGCGGCAGCTGGCCGCAAGATTGGCGTCGATGTTCTGGAAGTTTACGGTTCCTGACGCCGTACCTCCAGCGGCCACGGTGATGCTTCCCAGATCTTTGTTCTGCGCAGACTCTTCCGCCGTCTCGACGGTATTCCAGTCAGTCACCGATGCGTAGCGGCAGCGCATCTCATTGGTAACGAAGACGTGCGCCGAGGTATCGGCATTGGAAATGGTATAGTTGGCACGGACGGAGTTGCCGACCTTGGTGGCCGTGATCGTAGCCGTGAAGAGTGTGGCTACGATCGTGACACTGCGGACGTAGACGCCAGGGATAGGATAGCAGAGGGCGTTATTTGAAGACTGCCCTTGCGATATCTGCGTATCGGAAAAGAAAAAATATGCGGTGAAGTTACCGAGCAATCCTGAAGGGAAGTTGTAGGGTACGAACGACACCGACACGCTCTGCGTGTTGGCGCTGAGCTGCGTGCCAGTTGCGAAGATCCTCACGCTGGGATTGCTTTCCGATTGCAGCATAGCTCCGAAATACTTACCCGCAAGATCCGGAAAGTCCGCAAGCGTAAGCTGCCCGTCGTCATTAGTATAGACCTGTGTGTTGTCATGCACGAGCGGCGCCAGCGCAAAAGAGAACGTCGTGTTCTGGTACTGGCGGCTCACCGTGCCGGCGTTTGCCGGAGCTATGGCCACGGGATGCGCTGCTCCATGGCGATACCCATGGAAGTCTGCGACTCTGCCTGGATCTCCAATAGATGGCCTGTAATACTGCCAGCCGTTGAGCGGCTTGCCGGCAGCATCATAGGAGGTGTTGTCGTAGAACTTCTGGAAGGCGTTGGCGTTCGAGGGGTCAAAATACCTGGAAGACGGCAGGCCGGCGATATTAGGATCAGTGAAGCCATAGTTGCGGCCAGCAAGGGCGGTATTTCGCGCCGACAGCCCCGCACTTGTACGGATGTCGAAATTGATTGTGGAGTATTTGAAAGGCTTGTATTTTGCCCACATATTGACAGCCGTGCTGCGGATATTGGTGACGAGGTCTCCGCTGTTCGTGCCAAGCACATAGCCGATATCGTTCTTGACGTCAATCGGGTCCTTGATTATATTGTTCGTGTGGCTCATGCTGCGGTCCTCCTTCTCAAGTCTTCTATTTCTTCCTCCAGCTCCCGCACCTTGCGGGCGAGGATGATCGTTGAGATCAGGGCGACGTTGCCATACTCCATGGTTAAATAGTCGCCGCATTCACGGATACTCTCGGGCAGGTACTGCTGCCAATACTGAGCGATAGATCCAGCACTTCTTCCCTTGCGGCTGTCATGCTTCCAGTCGAAAGTCACGGCCGGAGCCTCAGCGATCTGGTCCACGGTCAGCTCGACGGGTCGCAAGTTGACCTTGAGTCTTTCGTCGGATGCCGAGTTGACACCGAAGCCAGTGAGATAGCTGTCCGTGTAGAAACCGACGTTAGTGTGCAGGCCGCTGTTGGCGGAAACGTAGTTGATATATTGCGACCCGCCGCCGATATACACTGCGCCATCTGTGCGGAGATTTCCGTCGGCCGTGATGTTGCCAGCGGAGCCGATGTTGCCCATGCACGTCAAAGCACCGTCTATCTTGACGGCAGCGTTCGTGTGCATCCTCGATGAGGAATCTATCTCCCAATAAGAGGAAGCGCCTCCGACATACACAGCACCATAGACCGTCAGGTTCTTACTGCTGCCGGAAGTGCCTATCGTCATGGCTGCAGTGACGCTAAGCCCGTAGGAGCTTCCAGTATTTATCGTGATACCCTTGTCGGCATATACCAACAAGTGGTCGTCGGTATCCTCGTAGATATACGCATAGGCATCATCGCCGAAGTATAGGCGACTGCCGTAGTTCGCGTTATCAGGCTTGAGCCTTGCCGCCGAGAAGGTGGGATTGTTTATCCATGACGGTGCGCCGCTTCCGCTTGACGCAAGGACATAGCCGGAAGTGCCGGCCGTTGTCGGAGCATAGCAACTGCCGAGGCTTGTGCCTCCTGAAGTGCCGTTGGTCGTGCCGTTGAGGGTGAAATTGTATGTGTCGTTGTTGTCAGTCCAGGGCACATAGACATACGCCTGATTGCTGTTATTGAGCTGCACGGCGTAATACTTTGCGCCAGCGCCCGAATAACCCGTCTTGAAGCCACCGATGGCGTCATTTGTAGCTGCGGGTATCGACGTGCTCACCTCAACCCATTCCGGTGCGAGGCCGTTGACCTGCGACAGATATTTCCGCGTCGATGTTGAATTGGGCGCCAAAGTCCCGAGCTGCGTCGCGCTCAGCGAGTAGACCACGCGGTAGGCATCGGTGAAGCCTGTGGTACCGGTGCCTCCGTACTGGGCCCCGATGGTCGAGCCGTGCCATACGCCGGTGGTCACCGTCCCAAGGGTGGTGATGCTCTGCGAGCCGGCCCACGATCCAAGGTTGTTGATCTTCGCGGTTGTGATGTCCGGAATATGCGAGAGGGCGATCTTGGTGTTGGCATCCTTGCTCTGCAGGGAGCTGTCTTCGGAAAGATCCCTCCAGATATCAAGCATCGGAATGTGGTTGATGTGGATCTGCGTTGAGGCGTAATCGTCAGGGACCTCGTTTGTCAGGCTCTGCCATACTCTGGCCAGATCCACGCCGCCCGAGCTGCCGCCCGAGCCTTGGCCGAAAGCCGTCATGAAGCCGGCAGCCCAGAGGCCAGTGTATTCATCCCTGAGCTTAATGCCACCATTGCCATCCTCTTCGAAGTAGTTGCGATCTCCGCCAGAGCCGGAGCCACCACCACTATATCCTCCGACAAAACCGCCGGAGCCCTGGGCTTGTCTGATTACGCCCGTAACCTGTATAGCAGCCGCAGGGAGCGAAAGCATTGATATATCGAGACGGTCTTGCCTGAGATCCCAACTCCAAGTCTCGGGCCAGTAGATGAGGCCGCCGCCTCTGAACAGTAAAGGCAGCGTCGCGCCTTGTGGTACGTTCATGTAGCCTTCCATGCGAAGGCGCGGCAGTGCGATACTGAAGCAATAGTCGCGGGCAAGAAACTCGAGCAGCGGCATGCTGGCTATGTTTCCTGACGCCCACTCTTCGATACTCTCACCGTCGTGACCGCTGACAACATTACCGAACTTGAAGCCGTTCGTAATAAGAATTGTCTCGTAGCTCTTGTCGAGGTTATCTGCGGCGGCGATCTCGACTGAAGCATCGGCGCCCCTTGCTGCGTTATTAAGCTGGCAGGTTACCTGAAATCCTTTGTTCTGCTCCGGAGCATTGAGGACCCATTCGTAGATGCGCATGCGAGAGATGGAGTCTTCCTCATCTGTAGTGGTAACGGTGACCTGGATCTGATAGACCTTGGTGAATCCGAGCGCTGACATCTGCGAAGCGACGGGGACTGGTATATTGAACTGCTCCGGCGTCTCGCGATAGATGCCGTCGATAGATAGGGCAGGTGTCGCCTCGGTAGTAAGATTTCCCTCGCCGTCGACCCACATATTGATATAGCTGCTGCCGTCGCTGCCGATAACCTTGACGGCGACCTCAGCACATTTCCTACCATATTGATGACCGGATAGGGTGCCAAATGTTGCAAGTGCGAGATTCAGCGTCAGGTCACATGGCGGCACCATTTCAGCAAAGTCGCTCCAGAAGGCCACAGATGCCGTCACGGGCTCTTGGCTACCATCCCAGGGGGTCAACTCATAGAAGGGCATGTCGCCGTTATCCGGCTCGACATGTTGGCCATTAATGAGCGAGGTCGCAGCCGCCGGCAGGAGATTTGTGATCCAGTTGTTCGGCGCCGATATCACCTTTTCGCGCTTGGCCGGCACTACGGTCTGTGAAAGATATCCGACGGGCCACCATATCTCGTTTCGCATGCTCCCGAAGTCCCCGATGATAAACTCGCTTCCGTCTGGGGCTTCGACAACATCGTCATCCCTTAGATATTCAAGGTCGGTTTCGCGAACGATAAGCCATTGACAGTCCTGTTGCACAATAAAGGCATGGAAGGTGTCGAGCGTCGTCTGCAGGACGTCATATAGGCTCTTGCCGGCCATGTGGTCGAGATTGATAGTGACGGATGCCGCCATATCTTCAGGACCCACGTCCGCATCCTCAGACGGGTGCATCGCGCTCAGCCAATGAACAGGAAAGGAGAGGCCTGTATGGGATAGGATACTGGAGAGTAGCGTCGCTATGGTGACACTGCCCTGCGCGGTATAGCCCGATAGCTTGAGCTCCCCCAAGTTATCGGTGGCGGTCACCCTCACATTATAGGGTGGCGCGACATAGGGCTCACTGTAAAGCTCGGGAGTGATATACCCTTGCCAGATCAGCGAATCATTGGCATAGAGGTCCACGCGAAACGCCTGAGCGCTGGAGGTATAAAGCACCGCCAGCTCTCCATCCACCTGGGCCTGCGCAGGAAACTCCAGAGACGTGCCGCAGACCGCTCCGTTTTTCTCTCGACGCAGCTCCGGCGCACCACCGAGAGGTCGCTGCACAATGCTGCCGCTGTAGCCATCCTCGAGAATGTCCATACGATAGATGTTGCCATTATCGCTGGCGAACTGGAAGCGGAAGCGAACTGCGTATGCCATTATGTCGTGTAGTATTTTCGGTTATTTTCGTTATTCAATACGATTGAGAGTTTGTTTGCATCAGCGGTAACAACGCCATGCACCTCAACCTGCAGGACGCGGTTGGCATAGTCAGCGGATCCTCCGGCGGAAGACGATGCAACATAGGTGCTGGAAGACGGCGCCGAACTCATTGATGAGGCCATGTTGCTGGCCATCCGTTCAACGGCGGCGCCGGCAATGATCAGGCCCATGCCAGCAGCGATGGCGGCGAGAGGATTTACGAAGGCTTTTTGAAATGCCTCGACGGCCACGCCGTATGCAACAAGCACTTTTCCGAACTTCTGGGCAAAGGTGCCTATCATCTCGAGGATGTCGCTACCAAACTCCGCGATGCCACCTTCCCCATTTACGAGGTTGCCAAGGAGTGTTCCGATGCTCTTTGCGATTGCCTCGATTCCATCCACCATTGTTTGTTGGATGACTTCGTTGAGATCAATCATTGATTGCTCCGCCTGGGATGTATCGAGAAGGATAGGAACCTCAACAGGCTTGGTGGCTATTGCCGTAGATAGGTAGTCCTGGAGAGCTTGAACGCTCTCAGGGCTGACGAACATTTCAATCTGAGCCGTGGCATATTGTTGCATGCGCTCCACGCCTTTGGCTATAGCATCGGCTATCGCTTGTCTCTCTTTTGCTTCCTCGGCTACCGCACTGGTTATCTGCTTCTGATATCTAACCAGCGAGCGTTGGAGGTTGGCCTGTTTCTCAAGGATAGCTTGCGCCTTTTCATATTCGGCGTTGCTCTTTTGTGTGTCTTCAATGGTATTTTCTGCCAGCCCATCTATCTCATCCATCTTAGCAGATATCTGAGACTGCAGCTCATACTGTTCGTTATAGAGCTCAGTGGCTAAGAATTGCAGCCTATTCAGCGCATTTTGTCTATCCACCAAACTATTCGTCGGGTCGATAATCTCATTCTTGAGCTGCGCTATCTCGCGCTCCTGTTCTGCCCATCTGCGCGATGCATCAAGCTGCTTAATTTGCAGATCATAAATTTCGCCCTGGAGTCTTTCGGCCGTCTTTCCTGCATCGACAGCCTGGTCGAACGTCTCTTTTGCCGCAGAAAGTGACTCGCCCTGGACGCGGAACATATCGGACATGGCCGTTATTCCTGTAGCCGTTCCAGTAGCGCCCCCTATCTGTGTAGATAACCTACCGGTAAAGGTTCCCCAAAACTTCTTCCAGTTTGACTGAGCCTCGGCCATAGCCTTACCCTGCTCAGCGTTCACATCGTGCATGAACTGCTTGTAGGTGTTCAGGTATGCTTGAGTCTGCAGCTCGATATTTGCGCCAGCGATGGTGGTCTTGAAATTTTCCGCCTCGGCGTTGAGTTGTTTGAAGGCTATGGTAGCAGCAGCGATACCAACGCTTGCTATCACTCCGGCTACACCCTTTGCGGCCGTTGTGATATTATTGAGTGCCGTGGTTCCCTCCGTTCCCATAGATTTCATACTACGGGAGGCTCCATTAAACACATCCACGAGCCGCTGCATCTGTTGAGTATTTATCCCGATGGCGGCTGCTACGTCAGAAAACGCAGAAGCGCCGGCCTTTTCAAAGGCCCGCAACTCCCGCTTGACATTATCCATGCCCTTTGTGAAGCCGGAGGTATCAGCACCTATGACTGTTTTAAGATTCGGACTGACCTTTGATGCCATTGCTCTTGTTTATTTTATCGAGAAGCTTCTGCGCCTCCAACTGCTTTTCTTCCATAGGCAGCGATTCGATGCGGCGCGTCTCAGCATCGTCAGCCGCCTTATCGTCCCAAGGCATCGTCCAAAAACTCTCCGCATCATTGATTGCCCCCTTGCAAAAGGGGTTGAGGATGTGGATCGCAAGGCCGCGTGCCAGCTCTCCGAGATGTCGGCGATCTGCCTTCTTTTCGTCCTGATAGGCTTTCCACGCCTCCCAGAACTCCCCCGCTGTCATCAGCCCGAAGTCGACTGGACTGATGTGCAGCAGGCCGAGAGCTCTACCCCTGATGTCGCCCATTCTGAGGGTTGGGACCTTACCCTCGGCGGCTATTTTTTTTCCTCTTCGGTGGTGATTACAGGGGTCATCGCCCTACCGAAAATCTCCATAAAGTCAGTGAGCAGACCGAAGCCCGCAACGGCTCCGATATCCTTCGCCGTGAGAGAACATTCGCGACCCTCCAGACGCTCGCCTTCGCGAACACAAGCAGCTATCAGCGGAAGCATGTCAGAGGGCTTCAGCTTAGTGATATTGGAGAGCGCCGCAAAGTCGTCATTGCCTGTCTCTTTAGCAAAATCCAGCAATGCATTCATGTTGCACGCGACGCGAACCTCAACGTCGCCGATGATGAGAGTGTTCTTAATCATACGCTATGCTCCCGCACCAGATCCGCTGCCGGATTTTGTGAACGAACCAGTGATGCGCCAGTCGGCGTTCCATGTAGCCCTATCTGTCGCATTGCTGCTCTCGCGATACTGTGTCATGATAGCGTTACCTTCGTAGGTATCGCCATTATCGCACACATAGGTAATGGGCACGATCGCATCATCACCCTTCTTCAGGGCCTGAGCGATCATGTCGTCGCGATCTATCTTATCGGAATCGGTGTTGCCGACACCAATCAGTCCGGAAGTTGAAAAAGTGATGTCATGCCCGTTCACGGCCGCCTGAGTCTCTCCGGCATCATCCTTTGTGATGCTTTCGATAATTCGAGCCGCGATCGTGAGGTCATCCTGAGTGCGACCAACGGCGGTTTTGCCATTGATCTTTGTCGCTATGTTATATCCTTCAACCATAGTTGTGATGTGTTATAGTGTTGATTTATGCTCCTTCTCCCGACCCGCTGCCGGAGCCTGGCACTGCGGGCGCCATGTCATTCTGATGAATAATCCATGAGAGCGAGAACTCCCATTCACCCTGCGAGCAGTCCCTATCTATAGAGTCTGGATGAATGCCGAAGGGCCGCATACTCTCTGCGGTCATTATTGCGGCAGCTACGGCAGCAGCGATATCCTCGGCCTCGTTAGGATCCTGCGAATAGATAGTGCAGGCCAGAATGGAATCATAACCCCCAACACCATCCTTCGTCTGGACCGGCTGAATATACTGGTTATAGACCAAGTATGGATATTCGTTGACCTCAGCCTCCGCCAGATAGCAAGGAACGATGCCGGCCACGGCAGCCTCAAACGCTTCTCCTATCTTCTTACCGTTCATAGCAGTCAGTGATATTGTCTGCGACCGTTTTCGAGAAGGCATTAAAGAAGGCGTCTTCATATCCCTGCAGTGCATTTTCAAAGAAGTTGTCATGTGGCTGGCCGACATTATTGCGACGTCGGCTTCCTCTCGCGGTCATGCGGCCACGGATATGATTCTTGAAGTGATGACTCGGATCTCGCTTGGTGAGTGTGCCGAAGTTTTTCCAATAGGCCTTGAACCAGTCGTCAACATCGCCCGACTCGGGCTGATGACCCTGACGCTGATGGCCATTGAAAAGGCCGACATTACACACAAGATCGTCGTCACGCTTGCCGCCTTCGATATTATACCTCACCAGCGGGCGCCAGCGCGGGTCAATCTTCGGCTTGAGGCGCTTCGTAACTTCTCGAGCTCCGCTACGCATGGCCTTCTTTGCGAGCTTGACCATATCCTTCGGTGCCGCATCGCACCAGTGCATGCAGTCCGACATTCCCTCTATCTTCAGATTCACGCTCATTTCTTGATGGAATTGAGAGTAAGACGGCAGACGGTAGAAAGCCGGCCGATGGTGTCGATGGCAGTTATCTCCCAGGCAACACCATCTATAAGCACGCGCCAGCGCGTGTCGAGCTCCTTAACCTTGTAGATGGTTAGATATATGACGTTGCTGGCTTCGAGGTTCCCATACGACACCTGCTCGTCCACGCTATAGTCAATCTTTGCCCATACCTTGCGGAAGTCGGCATAGGTCTTGACCTTCGCGGCCTGAGCGTTGCGTGTTATCTCACAACTCTGCAGGGTAACGAGCTTGTCCATGTTCCCGATGTCAGCATTTGTCGTCATGATATCCAATTTTTGAAACGATATGGTCTGATGAGTGCATCCGAGGCCCTCTGTCTCTCCTGGACGGTATCAAGGGGGTTTGAGTATGCTCCTGCGCCTCGCAGGCATACCGCCTCCCACATATCCGCAGGAATAGTCTCATATCCGGCCTGGTATTGCACCTCAACAGTTGCTTCCTTGTAATCTCCAGAAATCTGCAGGGTATTACCGATGACCTTATAGTCTTCGCCTTCCTTGATGGCAGCACCATTGACAGATACCGACGCCACGGAGCAGACGGGGCCTCGCAGCTTCAGGACAATCCTGCCGCCCACGCTGTCGACTATCGCTGTCGCCTTGACAGTGCTCATCGGCAGGATGCGATGAATGTCGTGTCCTACCGATGTGAGCGCTGACAAAAGCTTGTCGCGAAGGTCGGCATCAGCATCGTCAGAGGTCAGGCGCAAGTGGTTTTTGAACTTGGCCATCAGCTGGTCGAGGGCGCCGTTATTCGCCAATATGGTTTCGTCCATCATGTTTGGTTATGCCCCCTCTCCTGAGCCGCTGCCGGAGCCTGCTGCGAGCTTGCTGAAGCTCTTCGCAAAGGCAACCTTGGCGTCGGCATAGTTGAACATAAGCACCTTGATCTCACCGTTGTTTCCGTAAGTTACCTCGTCGATCACGAAGTCGATACCGCCCCACTGGCCGACATAGAGATCTTGGAAGTTTCCGAAGACGGCAAGAGCGCCGGCTATCTGGTTGCTGAAATCAGCCTTATAGCCATTGATGTTGTCATTCTCAAGCAGGTAGCCACTTACGCCGTTGGCCTTGAGTGTGGTCTTAGCGTCGCCCCATGCCGCAGAAGTAAGGACGTATCCCATGCTACCACGGTTTGCATTGGCGCTGTTGAGTGCGGTCTCCATAGCAACGAGGTTTGCCCAGCTCAGCGAGCTGCCGGCAGAGGTGGCGATTGTTACGATAGCCTTGAGGGCCTCCTTGTCGAGACAGGCAGCTGCAGCCTCCGCAAGGCGAGCTCTAAGAATATCTTCGACCGCAATGTTGGTCTGCTTGAGCAGGTCGCGGGTTGTTACCATATTGGCGCGGATTCCACGAGGAGTGAGGATGACTGATTGAACGTCGGCAACCTTATCCTCGGCAGCAGCGCCTTCGTCGAGGAAGGATGCCTGAATGCTGCCAACTGACGGCAGGCCGACTGTACCCACGAGCCCGGGGAGTATGGTAGCGCCCATCCTGTTGACAACAAGCCTTTCGCGCACGTCTTCGATGTAGCGGATGGTGGAAATTCCGAGATATCCACCTTCGTCATCGTCGGCATAGTTCTGGCCATGGACGTCGCGGGTGTTCATCAGGAGAGCTGAAGGGATGATGCGGCCCTTCTGGCTGAGGCCCATGCGCATGTGTTCTTCGGCGCCGGCAGCGGCCACTTCGGCCTCAATGCCGGTAAGGTTACGATCTACGCATCCGAGGATGAAGCGGGCGAGGCTGAACTGGTGCCCCTTTTTAGCCTCTTTGTCGAAATGCTGGCGGACATAAAGCCTCTCGGCATCTTCGGCGGCCTGAGCGGCCCTAAGTTCGTCCTTGAGCGCCTTGTCTTTGGCGAGCAGAGCTTCCATGCCGGCGGTGTCGGCAGGATCGAGAGCCCTCATGGCCTCAGTATTGGCCTTGAGGTCTGCGAGAATTTCATTGATTTTTCTCATGTGATGATGTATTAGTTGGTTAGTGTTTCATTTTCGAGCAGAAGGGTTTCGGCTTCCGCTATGGCGATTTCGCACTCGCGCTGAATCTTCTGCGCCTCGGCAGTGCTGTTGTCAGGCTTTGTTGACACAGCCTCTTCCGCGGCCTTCTCGATAGCATCCATGACGGCCTTGCGCAGATCTGCGAGACGGTCGGTCTCGGGATCGTTTTCGTTCTTCAGTGCGTTGGGGTTTGCAGGTACGTTTACCACGGAGACCTCCAGCAGGTCCATCTTGGTGTAGTAATAGGTCTCGTTGGATTTGCCTGGAGCCTCTTCGCCGACGCCCCAGCGGCCCTCTATCGGAATGAAGCCAACGCTGACTGCGTTGAGTGTACCAAACTCCAGTTTCTTCCAGATCTTATCGGCCTTATCGTTCATTCCTTCGGGCTCAAACTCAACATCAACCATTAGCCTGTCGCTATCGATATAGGCGCGACCTTTACCGATGACGGAATCCGGATCGCTGGAATAGTGGATTCCATGCTGATAGCCGATGACGGGATTCTTATTAAAGCGTTCGAGCATCCAGCCGTCCGGCATCAGCACGGTGCCGTAGCTGTCCCTCGTGGCATCGCTGGCCACGAACGTCATCTTGCGATCTCCAGTCTTAGTGCCGGCCTGCGACACTCTTGTAAAAATTTCCTGTTTCATTGTGATTGTGTGTTATCGGATTCATCGCCCACCTTCGTCTCGTTGGTGGGATAGAGATATTCGTCGAGGCCGGCGATTGGCTTCATGCCCTCAAGCTTGCGCACCTCGTTGCGACTCATCCAGCCGTCGAGGATCGCACCGTGATAAAACTTGGTGCGGGCATCGGTATCGCCCCTCAACAAGCCCTCAAGCACAAACTTGACATTATGTTGAGCGTCGAACATCTTGTTCTCAATCTCAACCTCCATACGTTTGGTTGTTGGTCGGAGGGTATATTTTACGAACTGGATATCCTGGTGCTCAATGTTGCTGAAGGTGGCGCGGGATAGTTCGGCCAGCATGTGAGGCGGAATGTTCAGGATCCTGCAGATATCGTTGATGCTGAAGATTTCACTCTCGATAAGAGCTGCGGTTACGGGGTCGACATTGACCTGCTTGAACTTTATACCATACTCGAGCAGGGGGGTACCGCCAGTGCCAGTGGAGTTATAGTGCGCAAGAAAAGTCTTATATGCGTCATCCCCCAGACTTCCCTCAGTCTCAAGCACAGCCCGCTTGTCTCCGCCATTGCGGAAGTAGCCGGCAATAAAGCGCTCGATAGCGGCGCCTTTATTAAGGGCAATGGCATTGTAGATGACGGGGTTCAGGCCAACGATACCATCCATAGTGAACTGCATCAGATGAAGCATCTTGTATTCGGGCCAGAAGCCATTGAGGAAGCTGCGAGAGTCATCGCTTGGTAGCTGAACTTTATACCACTTGCGGCCTCGTATCAGCTTTGGTTCGACGTACTGAGGATGGATCTGATGGAGCTCAACAATATCACTACCATAGTTGACGTCGATAAAGGCGTAGGCATTGCCGCGGTTGAGCAGCCATGCTTCCATGGTAAACCAGAAATCGAAAGAATTGGTATAACTGTTTGGTCGTTGAGAGATCGCCCTGGCGGCGGCGTTGTTTACTTCGTCAAAGTTTCCATTCTCCTGTCGGCGATAGATACGCTTCGGGAGCGCCGCTATGTTTTCGGCAATAAGACGGACGCCGGCATAGTAAGCCGTCATCTTGAGCGCCGCATCATTGCTGATAGTTAGCCCGAAGTTCGCCAGAGGCTCCCGCATGGCGGCGTAGGTTTCCTCCGTGCCATGATAAACAGAACGCTTCTGCGATTTTTCTCGCCTTCTGAATATGTCAAGTAGTCCCATCGTAGGTGCTTTTGCGTACCAAATTTGAAAAGCACCGAAGGGCCGCGAGTGGACATTTGTCCATTTCTACAATTTTGGTGAGAAAGTTCTGCTTATTTTTTGCGCAGCGCTCGATTTCGCTTTTTGCGGAAAGCGTCAAAGGAAGAGAAGCGGTGTTCTCCGAACTTCTCGAAGTAGATATTCTCGAGAATATTGAAAACATCCTCCTGTGCTCGACCACCTTCGCCGTAGAGCCCCCAGAAGGCCTCGGTGAAGCCTCGCATCGTCACAAGTTCTATGGCGTCAATTTTGGGCATTAGGGCACGATTCTGAGGGTATGGTTCTGGTAGATGGGTTTATTGCTTGCCACCATTGACATGTGGCCACCTATGGCGTTGATTAGGGCGATGACGCCATCAATCTTATTTCGGGCCTTACCCTTAAATAGCTTGACGTTGTCATTTGGATCGTAATATGGACTACAGTTGCGGAACATCCATTGCAGGACAGGATTTCGCATAAGATCCAGCTCGCCGGCAGTCACGAGGCGCTCGAGCTCCTTGGTTGGCTCTGACATGTTTCGAATCCCCTGGCTAAACTCCGAAAGAATACTGTCGAGACCTCCGGCCTGCAGGCCCTGAATAAGACCGTGATATGCCTTATAAGGGTCAAAGGCGATATTCTTGACGTTATAGTGCCGGCAGATCTCGAGGATATCCGAAACGAGGTAATCAATGTCAATCACCTCGCCCTTTGTGGTTTTTATCCAGCCCTGTTCCTTCCAGGCGCGATAGTCCACAAGGTCGGTGGGCTGCTCGACCTTTGCTTCAGGTATCCAAAACCAGGAGCGCACAGGCTTGTGCGGAAGAGTGGGGAAGAAGAGCTCCAGGGCGATGATATCGACATGGCTGGCGAAGTCCAGGCCACCATAACACTCAGCGCCGATGAGAGTGTCTCCGTCGGTGCCATAGTCACACGCCTTCACCTTGTCCTCGCTGATCCATACCTCCGGCGCATCGACCCAGATGTTTAGATTTTTGGTCTTAAAGTGGACCTCCCTATTTCCGCCCTTACGCACAGCATCATCAAATTCGCTGCGGAGATAATCAAGGCTAAGTGATACGCCCAGATTCGGATTGGCCTTATACCAGGTAGTCTCATCTTTCCAGTCGTCATCCTTGTCGGGCTCGAAGATCATTACGAACTGTTGTTCGTCAACAATATTACCGTCGAGCACCGCCTTCATGCGCTGGAGGTCTTCGAAGTATGGAAGATTGCGATCCAGACCCGCCGTGGTAATACTGAACAGCAGTGGCTGTCGGCGGCTCCCCATACCCGTACGCAGCAGCTCATAGATATCGTTGTTTTTCCAGGCATGACGCTCATCGCAGATACCGCAAGACGGGTTGAGACCATCCTTGTTTTGGGTATCCTTGGAGAGTGGCTTGAAGCTGCTGGCCATCCTCATGTCAACGATACTGAACTGATATGTTCTGAAGATCTCCGAAAGCGCCGTCGAGGATTGGATGATTTGCTTTGCCCCGTCCCAACAGAGCTTTGCCTGATTGCGATCCACGGCGGCGGCGTAAACCTCCGCACCTGGTTCGTTTTCAATCTGGCTCATCATCTCGATACCAATGCCAGAGGCGAGAGTTGTCTTGCCATTCTTTCTGGCGGTTTCGACATCAGCCCTGAGAAAGCGGCGATACCCATTATCACAGCGCTTCCATCCGAAGATGACGGCCACAATGAATGCCTGCCATCCTTCCAGAACTATAGGCCTACCGGCATACTCGCCCTTGCAATGACAGAGCTTGATGAAAAAGTTACAGCGACGGATCGCCTCAGCCTCATCCCACCAGTACGGAAAGTCATCGGTGCGCTGGCGCTGCAGGTCGTGCAGCTGCCTCTCGACTGCCGCGATCTCATAGTGTCCGGCCACCCTTCGACCACTCTTCACCGCATCGATGTACTCGGCGATCCGTTGTCTGTAATCAAGTTTCATATCTCAATGGCATCTGAGGATATATCCATGATGTCGGCCTTCTTTTTATCCGGTTGCGCGGTCTCGGCCATGCGGATGCGGCTGATTGGCGTGAAGCCGAACTGACCGCCGATAGAGTTGGCGATTGCGCTCACTCGGCGGAACAGTTTAAGGTAGGGCAGCTCGTGCACTGCCACGATTTCCCCGCGCTTGTTTTTTGTAACGTTGAACCAACCCTGGCCGCTGTTGATCTGGTCCATACACCTCAACGCTATATCGTAGTTCTGGGCGTAAAGCATCAACATCTCAAGATCCTGCGCCTGGAGCGCGTTCATGCCG